ACCGAAGGCTTTGACGCACCGCCTGTATCTTGCGTAGTTCTAACCAGACCTTGCTCTTTCAAATCAACGATGGTGCAAATGATTGGGCGTGGTCTGCGCATTCTGGACCCAGAAATTTACCCTGACCAGATTAAAAAAGATTGTGTTGTGCTGGACTTCGGTAGCAGCATTCTAACGCATGGTGCGCTGGATGAAGCCGCAAACCTAGATGGCAAGCCCAAAGACCCCAACGCAGAAGCCCCAGAAAAAGAATGCCCAGAGTGTGGGTTCATTAACCCTATGAGCGTCAGAATGTGCGTTGAATGTGGGCATGAGTTCCAAGGCCAAGACACAGAAGAATTGGTGGACTTCACGCTGACAGAATATGACCTCATGGAACTATCGCCGTTCCTATGGATGGACATATTCGGCAACGGTTCGTGCCTCATGGCAATGGGCTTCAACGGCTTTGGCGTAGTCGGCACAGTGGGCGATACATCTATTGGGCTAGTCAAGGCTCAGAACGGGCGCAAGGTGCGCTCAGTCGCCATTGGTGGTAAGGTGCAAGCCATGTCAGCCGCAGATGACTTCATGCGTGAGATTGAAGACAGTGCAGCAGCTAACAAATCTAAACGCTGGCTCAATGAAAGGGCCACAGACAAGCAACGTGACGCCTTACGCAGAGGTGGTGTGCAAGTTAGCGCAATGGATTTCTCATGGACGAAATACAAAGCCGCATGCTGGCTAAATTATCTGTGGAACAAAGAACAAATAGACGCAGCAGTGGAAAGGATAGCTGAATGAAACGGGCAGAAATATTAGATACGGCAAAGCAGTACGTCACCAAAGATCGTGACGCCACACACGGTGATATGGAAGACAACTTTGAGTCCATAGCAGCGTTGTGGGAAATTTACTTCAACGGCGAATGGGATTTCACATCTACTGACGTTGCAGTGATGATGGCGCTGTTAAAAATAGCACGGCTAAAATCTAACAAAAGCAATCCTGACAACTGGGTAGACGCATGTGGTTACATGGCCTGTGGCGGCGAGTTGGCTATCAAAAAAGGAAGAGATGATGGCACGGATAGAACTTGAACTAACAGCCATAGTTTACGACAACAGCGAATTTGCCTGTGAAGAATACAAAATCGTTGCGTTTGTGTCAGATTGGAACGATGGCGAACAAGTTACCGAAGCTGCGGGAAAAGCAGTAAATGACCATATGAATCATTCTAAAAAACTCTGCATCGGTGGCTGCGCAAAAATATTCGTGGACAAAGAAAAAGTAGCAGATGCTATATTTCAAAACCCGGACGCAGATGAGGGACTATTCGACAAAGCCGCAGAGTTGTTCGGGTTAGAAGAGGGAACAGTACATTGAGCTACAAATCTGAGTCCGCGCAAAACCCAATGGAAGAGTTGTCATTCATACTGGGATACTTTGGATGGGGAACGCGGTTCTGCGACCTGACCGAAGAGCAAGTGCAAGTGCTGATATTCGCGCTGCAAGAATCAAAAGACTTAACGGAGACTGTAAATGTCGGAAACCTCGAAGAAGCCTACTATAAGTCAACAGGCCGTTGGCCTTCTACTTCAATCCCATTCTAGGCAACCAGACCCAATAGCCGAACAAATCAAAGAGGCTGTGGATCAGGGGATTGTAAAAGGCGAAAAGAAACGTGAGCGGCGTAAGTATATCGGTGCATCCAGTATCGGTGACGAATGCTCACGCAAAATACAATATCGCTACCTCAACAGGCCCATTGATGAAGGCAAGGAATTTACCGCACGAACACTGCGGATATTCCAGTTCGGTCATAACATCGAAGACTATGCAGCCAAGTGGATACGGGACGCAGGGTTTGACCTACGCACAGAAGACAAAATGGGTGGTCAGTTCGGGTTCTCTATCGCTGACGGTGAAATACGCGGTCACATAGACGGTGTGGTCTGTGATGGGCCAGTAAAAGCGCAGTATCCTATGCTATGGGAATGCAAATCGGCAAACGACAGCAAGTTCAAAGCGTTTGAAAAGCACGGCGTTGCTAAGGCTAATCCAGTGTATGCTACCCAAGTTGCGCTATACCAAGCATACATGGAGTTAACAGAAACACCTTGTTTGTTCACCGTAGTGAATAAAAACACCAGCGAGATATACTATGAAATAATCCCTTTCGATCAAGGGCTTGCGCAGGAAGCCAGCGATAGGGCAGTAAATATCTTGACGGCTGCGAAAGCAAATGACATTCTACCACGCATCGCACAAAGCAAAGATTTCTTTCTTTGCAAGTTCTGTGAGTTTCAGGATTCGTGCTGGGGGGAATAATTACAATAGTGGGGCATTCCAAGGCTGATCGGAACACCCCACATTTTGTATCAGGATGAGTGATAAGGACAATATAATGACGATACTCCGCTTTGGCAACACAACTAGCCAACTAACAGATAAAATTTCTGACCTTGTGCCACGTACAACACAGCTTCAAGACCTGTTCGATACATACCCAAATGGTGTGCGTCACGGCACCACATTTATGATTGGGTCGTTCCAAGGCGAAGCGGGTAGTTCGCTGCAACTCAACATAGACATTCATGGCCCTAACTTCATGCGCGGTCAGGATTGGGCCACAGGTGATGGGGTCGGAGGTATAACCAAAATCCTCATGGAAGGTCGGGGCTGGACTAGCAGAGAAGTCGCCGCGCACTATCAAGCGTTCCTCGGAACGCCACAAGAGCCAGCGCCAGAAAACCCAATCAAACCCGAACTTGCCAGTAGGCCAAGCCCGGAACCAATTCCGCTGCAACAACCCGAACAAGTAGGCGCAAAAAAGGTCTACAATCTGGATACGCCATTCGATACTGAATACACCTACACTGACGCTGATGGTGTAGTGATCGTTAATGTGCGTAAATACGTTGAAATAGACAGCAACGGCGAAGAGAAAAAACAATTTCGCCAGTTTATGAACGGGCGTATGGGTCTGCCAGAGCCAAGACCCCTATATAACATCCCGAACATTTTGAATGCAGAAACAGTTATATGGGCAGAAGGCGAGAAATGCGCTGATGCACTAACCAACATGGGCTTCGCAGCTACCTGTACTATCGGGGGCGCAGGGATGTTATCGGAACGTGTCGCCCACAAGTTCGACTTCTCGCCACTTGAAGGTAAAGACGTAATCCTTTGGCCTGACAACGATAAAGCTGGTCGGGACTTGGCTGCACTTGTAGAACGCCTAGCCAAAGAAGCGGGGGCCAAATCAACTCTCATGCTTCGCGCACCGTTCGGGAAGCCAGAAAAATGGGATGCCGCAGACGCACTAGACGAACAATTTGACGTTCACAGGTTTATTCGTAACAGCCAAAGCAAAATCAAAAAGCCAATACATCTGCTGGACGATAGCCTAAACATCGGGACTTACTTCGTAGGTCGCGCACCCGAACAAGAGTACCTGATTGGCGGGACAATCCCGCTAGGTGTTCCAACCATATTCGCCGCTGCTGGCGATAGCGGTAAAGGCATGATGACGCTTGATCTGGCTATGAAAGTCGCATCGGGCGAACCTATGCAATCGTCATTCGGGGGCTTGGTATCCACATTCGGGGATGCAATCATTCTATCCGCAGAAGACGATAAAGACGAAATGCACAGGCGGATTGAACGCATGGACCCTATGGGCAAGCGCCGCGAATACCCGAACAATTTAAAAATACTGCCGTTACCCAACCTCGGCGGTGTTTTTCCAATCATGCAAAAGATCGACAACAGCTACGTTATGGGCGAAGAGTTCGGGCGCATCTACGATCAAATCCTAGAAATGCAAAACCTCGCACTGCTGGTTATTGACCCTATGGCGTCATTCGTTCACGCAGACGTAAATGCTGATCCCGCTGCTGGGGCTGCGTTCATGGGTATGCTTGCGCAAATCTCAACTGAGACAGGCGCTACAGTCATGGTCAATCACCACATGGCTAAAATCAAAGACAACGATCCCGTTACAACACCAGAACAAGCGCGTAATCTTATTCGGGGTACGTCAGCTATTGTTGATGGAGTACGCTGCGCATTTAGCGTGTGGAACGTAGAAGAACGGCTAGGGCGGCAACGCTGTAAAGACCTCAACGTGGATTATGCGCGTAATACCGTGTTCGATGGGGCCGTGGTCAAAGCCAACGGGCCAGCTAATCGGGATATACGTCACTTTATACGAAACCAAAACACAGGTTTGTTAGAGGATCGGTCAGAAGATATACGCAACTTGGCACTGTCAGAAGCGGTCAGAAACAGACTCCAACACATGTTCGACTTCATAGCCATGATGGAAAATGACGGCAATGCAGTCACAAAAGGTGGCGCTAATGACGGGGCGTTTGAAGCAATCCGAACAAGTTCGTCAGGTGAACCATGCGTAATCGCGCTGAAAGTCTGCGGGGAAACCACAGTTAAAAACACCATAACAGCACTGCAAGAGGCAGGGCGCGTTGACACTCACAGGCTAACACAATCGGGCGCGTCTAAATGGCTGGGCGTTACAGGTGGGCCGTT